ATTTCCAATGAGATACTTCTGTTGACGAGCGCGTCTCTCCGCCCCCTCATTGCCTTAATAAAAGGCTGGGCGAATCGAAAGGAGGTGGTTTTTTCCTGTTTTCAATTCTACTTATTTTTGCACATTTTTTGAATTTTGTCAAACAAAAAAACCGCAAGCCTTAGCCTGCGGTGAAAGAACATTTTAGAAAGTTTTCCTTTCGTTTTATTTTGTAGTAATGAGCCCGTTAGGCTCAACAGTAAACTCTGGCTTATCTGCCATTGTTCCGTCTGATTTAAGGTAGTACCAACCTGTGCCATCTGCTGATTTGATGAACTGCTTGGATTTCATGTCTCCATCCTTGGCATCAAGGTAGTACCAGTGGTCTTTATATTTGACCCATCCAGTGGCCATGGCTCCAGTTTCTTTGAAGTAGTACCACTTATTGTCAATGAGAACCCATTCGGTAGCCATGGCACCGCTTGGGAGCAAATAATACCAATTATTGTATTCTTCATACCAAGAGTTGCTACGCATATAGCCTGAAGAATCGAAGTTGTAATAAATGTCATCAATCTTTTGCCATTTGTTCGTTGGGTAGCTTCCATCTGCGTTGACATACCACCAGCCAGTCGCATTCTTCTTCCAACCTTCTTGATTACCTTCTTTTGCAAGCATTTCTTGGACAGTTGAACCGAGCGACTGATAATGCTTGATTTTAGCAATCACATAGTCACGCAAGCTGTCATTATAGCCACCGTGCAACTCCAAAGAACGAGCAGGGCATGATGTGCTAGAAAATTCATTGTGAAACTTGATGTTTGAATAGTTCGGAGTATCACCATAATAAGTCATATCCTCGGCCATTTGACGTAATACCATGTTTTCATTTTCGATAAACTCGGCATCTGATGCGCTTAATTGCTGGCATACTTCGTAGCTAAGAGAGTTCATGTTAGCATCGTAGTTTGCAGCGCTCCATGTACCATTATAAGTATCTTCAACGCGAGCGATTGCATCACGAGTGATGTAATAATGAGCGAAACCAAGCTCAGACTGGCCGTTATCGTATCGAGATTGCAACCAGTCTACATAGCTTTCAGCGCTCATAGAACCTGCATCATTGTGCATGATGTAGTATTTTGGTTTCTCGGCAGGACGTGAGCCAGCAATTCCATTGAAAATTGTATTATTGATGATTTTGACCATCGTTTACTACTCCTTTCCATGCATCATTCATTTCTTTAACCGATGCCTCGATAAATGTATCAAGCTCACGATCAGTCATGCTGATACCATACTTGGTTAGTTCAGCACGGATTTTCGTGCGGGCTTGCTCCAACTTATCTTCCCCTTTGAAGCCAGTTTGAGCAGCTACCTGCTCAACGGCATTAACTGCGTTCTTAGCAAGGATTTCAACGATTTTGATGGTCTTTTCTCCACCTTTTTGAACCAGGTAGTCCTTGACCGCTTTGACTGCGATACCAGCCAAGATAACTAAGATACTGACTGCTCCGTTTGTGATGATTTCATTGATTTGTTGCATGTGTTATTCTCCTTTATTTTTATCTTCATCTTTTTCAAGCAAGCGTTGAAATGCTTTTAAAATTGGCTGAAAAAGAGTGACATTTCCTTTTAATTTACGATAATTTTCAATGAGTGATTGAAAAGTAAATGCGATGTACCCGAGATAGATTGAGTACAAGAATGCAAAACCTGTCTTTTCAGGCAACAAAACGGACATCGGAATGAGGATCATCAGCAAGAGAACCCCTAAGATTTTGCGAAGTAGCCCATTGATGCCGATTTTGCTCTTGTACTCAATTTCTGAGTTTACGATAGCTGCAATTGTCCCTGTGACAAAATCAATGATTTCCATTGAGACAATCAGTGCTAGAGCGTACAATACCAAACCATCTTCTGTTTGTATGAGGCTTCTAAAAAAATTGAAAAATTCAATTTGCATATACACCTCCTACTCTTTATGTTCATCTGTTTCCAGCTCTGCCAAAATTGCATCTTCAATCTTATAGCGCATTTCTCGTAACTCTTGCTCATGCTTACGCATACTGATACGATTTTTAGCGTACAGATCCGGGTCATGCAGCGTTTCAGATGTTGTTGAAACAGCTTCATTGTCTGTGTTGACTACAGTAGTTTTGACCAATTTTTGTTGGTCTCCATCTTGTGCGAAAAATTCAGCTACTAGCTGACGTGTTTTAGTGACTTTTAGCATTGTCATTTCCTCCTTTATAAATTAATTATCCGTTAATGATTAGGGATTTTTTACGATTGTTATATTTTGAAAGATACATTATCGAAATTAAGCCATGTAGAATCCACATTATTCTTAATAACAATGTTACCATTCGAATGAATACCTAAAACTGCTAAGGCATAACTATTGTTCAGTGCCATAACATAGATTGTTTGTGTTGGTCTAAATCCAACTGGCAAAGTTCCGATCACTGTATCATAGGCAATTTTACCCTTATTCGCTGAACCTCTGAGATACACTACCCCATCAAATGATTTGCAGTATTGTACATTGTTGTACTGTTGATGATGATTCCAACCGTTTGCAAGTACGAGATTTTGCCAAGGAGTCGGCTCGCTCTCTGATTTTAGCAGAGCTACATAGTCGGAGTTATTAGTGGAGTTTGATTGTTGTACTAGATAACGCCACGGCCTCCAAGTGTTATCAAAACTATTTTCTCTAACTGCCATATATCCTATTGAGGTAGTGAAACGTTGAATAACCTCTGGAGTTCCTGGACTAGGTTTAAACACCTCTAACATTCCCCACACTCCACCAAATGGATTGTTTGGAGATGCGCCATCCATCCACCAAATACCAGTGTTTTTCATAGCATTAAAGTCTTGTTTGATTAACTTTCCAAAACCGTTTCTATCTGTCAACTGATATTGTTGAATAGGCATATTTCTAGTATAGATGTCTCCCAAGACATCCAACGAACCAGCGCCACCTTGTTCTGCAACTTTACCAACACCCACACGTCCATCTTTATCATAGCTCATGACTACACTTTCAGTTGCAACGGTTGCTGTAAATTCTGTACTTGTAAATTTATCAGATAGAGTCCCTATGACCACAAATGACTTGGTTGCAACATAATTACCTGCCATGTTAGCGGCTGAATTATTTAAGGTATGTTGAGTTGTCCAAATACCAGAAGCGCTACCATGATCAGCTGTAAAACTTGTACTACCTAATTGAGCTACCTTGAATGATAGGGTCATGACATTTTTTTGACTACCTGATAAGGTGATAGGAGCTATTTTAGCATTCCTGACAACTTGAATAATGTTAGGTGTTTCCCGTGTTCTAAAAGCTGTAAAACTAAAAGCTGGTGCGAAATACTCAATGACATTGATTGTAATATCCCTAGTATCTGATTGCCTACCTCGACTATCAATAACATAAGCTCGAATGGTTGCTGAACCGTTAAAATTCATCATACCAATCCTACCACCATTTTCAGTTGTAACTTGATTCTTATTCACGATTTCAGCGTGATATCCTGTGATAGTAGAACCATAAGCCCCAGATGGATTGTTAAAGTTGACCTGAATATCAGAAATAATCTGTAAAAAGTTATTTCCACTCAGTAGCTGCCTAGCGACAGTATTCATGTCAGTTAATGTAAGACTGGAAAATGTCGGCTTCACACTTTCTGGAATTTCAAAATACCAGCCGTTTGAATAAACATCATTTCCAACTTGAGTAGTTCCATTATATGTTCTGACACATATATCCATCGTGCCAGACTTTGCTTTTGTGTTATATCTAGCAAGGTCAATATTAGGCACGAAAGAAACATTTGTGGCGTGATTTTTCCCCAAGTCAATCCAATCGCTACCAAACACTCTATACCATACTTGGTGAGTAAATGAGCTAGATTTACGGTCAATCGTGAGAGTATGTAGACTTCCAAGTTGTCTATTCCCTGAAAGGGCATTGTCGCTTATACTACTAGAGCGAGGGATACTTGAAAGTGTATAGTTTGCTGATACGGTAATGTTTCCATGTACTCCGTTATTTGGATCAAACGATGCCCACACTGCAAAAGTCTTAGTTCCATCACCGCTGTGTGGGATAGTTACTTCTCCACTTGCTAAAGTAAACTCTTGTCCGGATGTGTCAAAGTCTGGATGACTACTATGCACACTTGACCCATTTAACCATACAGACAAGTTACTAATATTACCATAAGTATATGTGCGGTAAGCTCCGTCACGGTCAACAGTAGCTTTCCAACTAACCCTTGAGGAGTTATTAGCAACGTCTTGACTAACTTGTTCAATGTAAATATTCAAGTGTAATGGACCGCTAGAATTGATAAATTTAGTCATTTTCTTTTTTAACCTCCTACATATCGTATGACATTCACATCTTTGTTAAGATGATACTGTTCTGTTCTGAAACGCCCAATTTGAACTGATGCAGTGAAAATACCATTATCAATATTTATTACACCTTGAGAAATGTACATAACTTCCTTACCTGCAGAAAACATGGAGATCCTATCACTTGATACCTTGATAGTAGAGCTTGCATCATTCTTACCGATAATCAAGCCCTCGTTTGTGCTTTTCATGTAAGTATCAATGAATGTTTTAAGCTCTGCTAATCCTCCAAATTGAGTTGTCAACAAATCAATTCTTCTACCTGCTTCAACCAAATCGGACTCAGATTTTCTTTGACTGTCTGCATTTAATTTTACAAAGGCATTATATGCTTTTTCTAATTCACTAAAGGCCTCCATCGATGCTTTCGATTTCATTTCAGCCTCTAAAATCTGTGATTTCTCATTTAGCGCATTGAGTTGCTCCTGAGTTAGTGCTTGGTCAGCTTTAGAGTCTATATCCCTCTGAACATCTTCAGGAGCTGGAGACCAGTCTGTCTTAATGGTCCCTTGCTCAATCTTCACGTCCCATACGCTTTTTACAGCTTCCTTATGGTAAGTATTAACTCGTAGATGATAGACACCTGTCGGCTTATTCCAAATGATTTTCGTTCCTGTGGTACCTGTCTTGAGGTCCGATACAATTTGATAATTTCTGACATTTTTGTCCATGATCCAAAGAACTACGTTGTCAGATTCCTTATTACCATCGTGATGAGCCGTGAAGCTCCCGTCCGTCTTAGCAGAAATAATATATTCTCGACCTTGTTCCATGTAAATAGACGTCTGTTCTGCATAAAGAACATTATTATCAAAATTAGCTGGCTTCCGATCTGGAAGAAAAGGTCCTTTTGAGCCTTTCAACAAGTTAGTTCCACCAACCTCAACTTTAGCCCACCGATCGGCCCATTTGTACTTAGTTTTATCTGAGCTATCAGGCTTCTCATAATCTGAATAATGACCAAAATAACGCTGTCCGTTATCTGTCGTTGTCAAACCAGAACCATCCGCATTTTCAGAATACGCAAAGTGAACATAAGGCGTTCTTCCATCTGCTCCTGGTTTACCTGGTAGCCCATCGACGCCATCACGACCTTTCCATCTCGTCCAGCGATAGTCAGCAGGATTTCTGCTATCTGTTGAATTAAAGTCAATGTACACCCCAACAAAGGCTTTGTCAGTGTTTGTTTGACTAAATCCACTACCTGTTGCGTTATCAGCATAGGCCATGTGAGTATATTGTGTACGACCGTCTGCCCCTTTAGGTCCAGGAATCCCTTGGTCGCCTTTAGGCCCTTGTACCCCCTGGAGTCCTTGCTCACCTTGTAGTCCTCTAGAACCTGTATCGCCCTTATCACCCTTGGCTCCAGTAGCCCCTTGCTGCCCACGTTCTCCTTTTTCCCCGCGCACACCAATAACAGCAGGCTCTGTTGTCTTGTTTGTACCATTTGTGTATAGCTCAACTCGATAATTCCATAAATAACGCTTGTCTGATGTGATAGGCTGTGGCGTAGTTGTCCACCCTGCACTTGCTCTTGTGATACCTGTTGGGACTGTAGTAGCTAAATAGTAATTAGTTACATTAGAAATACCAGTACCATCTGCTCCTTTTATCAACGTCCACTTATACACTCTGTAATCTGTACTATCTGCCTGAGTGTAATCTGTGTATGTTCCGATATACATTTTATTTGTACTGTCAGTAGTTGAGAAACCTTGTGAGCCGTTATTTGATGTGGCGTAAGCTATGTGTAAGTATGGTGTCCTACCATCTGCACCAGCCTTACCTGCCACACCATTTGCACCATCAGAACCTTTTACAAGTGTCCAATTGTAATCAGATGGAGTATTGCTATCAGCACTATTAAAATCAACATACATACCGATGTAAGCTCTATCAGAGGCACTTACAGAAAAATCCTTAGTTCCATCAGCACTATTACTATAAGCTATGTGAGTGTATTGAGTACGGCCATCTGCTCCATTTCGGCCAGGTAATCCTTGTTCACCTCGTGCTCCTTGCAAGCCATCTAAACCACGTTGTCCCGGTTCTCCTTTATCGCCTTTTTCTCCCTTGTCCCCTTTTACTTTAGCCCATTTATATTTTTTAGGGTCTGTACTATCGTTTGGTTCAAAGTCGGTATAAATACCAATATAGAGTTTATTGATTGAGCTATCAAGACTAAATCCATCTGTTCCTGTTGCATTATTAGCCCATGCTGTATGGACATAAGGAGTACGGCCATCTCGACCTGGAGTTCCAGGTGTACCAAGTTTTCCATCCACAACATTAACAAGCGATATCTCATCAACAGCAACCTCTTTATTTCCAATGTAAGCTGCAACTGTCAGAGTGACTGTATCAGTTACATTGGAGCCTCTAATTAAGTAAGTCATCCCTGTTGTTACTTCTCCATCGAGCGCCCAACGCCAAGTAACACCATCTACGACCGTTTTCCCTCCCTTGTATAAGGTTGGGGTTACTAGACTTTGGCCGATCTGATTTTTAAAGATAACACCATTGTCCGTTGATAATTTGATAATGTAAGGTTTTGAATTCTCAAAAAGTCGTTCAAATGCTGATTTAATATCAGATGATAACTTATTTTCCAAAGCTTTAAAGTTCGCAAAGGTCGTCTTATTACTAGATGGATTTGTAAAACTAATTTTTTGCTCTGAAATTCTCGCTTTTACAATTAAAGCCGGGTTAAAGCCGTCATCATAAATCTGTATTGTATCTCCGATTTCAGCATCCACGAAACCATCTACTTCATAAGTAATAGCTGGATAACAATGCTGTTTTAATTTTAAGTAAGCAAGTCGTCTCAGTTCGTTTGGCTCGTCAGTGTCAAAGTGAAAATCCCGTCTTGTCCACTGATCGTTAGCTGTTGAAGAAGTGAAAGTCGAAGGATAAAGCTGCATTGAAATAGGAGCGTAAAGTGATTGACCTCTCTGGTAAAACTCTACTTCTCCTTTTTCATTCTTAATCGACCAATCTCCCAAATCAGCTATTGTCAAAACCTCTTTCTCAGGATCTGTTTCTTTTTCCTTTTTCTTGGGAGGTCTTAAAATCCGCCTCTCAGTATTAGAAGGTCCACCTTTCTTACTGGTAGTTACAGTCTGTTCAATAGAACCATCAGAACGTGTAGTTGTAGTTGTTGTAATCCGTGTCTTGTCAGCTAGCTTAGTGATTTTGGTATGGACGATAGTCTTACTCTTGGTTCCATCTGAAGCAGTGCGAATAATCGTTTCAGTTGTCGAACCATCTGAGTTTTTTACTCTCTGACTAGATAGATGACGCTCTCCACTATCTTCAACTTCTACAGTTGGCATCTTCCCTGTCGGTCGGATAGTATTAAAAATACCAGTCTTATCGATTTCACGAGTTATAGATCCAATGTTTTTCCCGTATGTCAAGCTGATATCAGTTCTTTCTCGCCCGACACCTTGGTGTTCACCATCGTTCTCATGATATACATTTACAGTAAATGATTTAATAGAACTATCTGCATGAAGTTTTGTATCAAAATCAATCTCCGCACCAAATTGCTTTGCTAAATTGAGGAGTCTAGCTAGCTTGGTCTCCTGATTAGTCCATTCAAGCTTGAGTTGTTTCTCTGAAATCTCGTTGATTCCAACAGATAGCAGAGTATAATTCAGCAAATCCATTTCCTGGCAATACTCTACAAAGGTCATTGCTTTCGTAGCCTTATAAGGATTTGCATACTCATTGATTAACTCCAGATTGAGGTTGATACAATTAACCTTGATAGTTTGTTCGTTCTCAATTACTTTATGAACGGTAAAAAGATGCGTTCTATCTTTATATTCGAAAGAAATAAAAGCTTTCTCGTTTAGATGATTATGAATCTTCGTAAGAGCAGAGTCTGTATTTAAAACTTTCTTAGCAACAGTAAAGTCAAAAGTGGATGAACCAGTTTCGAGGTTGCGAACCCATGAGTCATCATAATAGTTCAATGCGCCTTGTTTATCATTGTCTATTGATGCTACTTGGCGCAAATTCATATCATGGATTGTTAAGAGCATTGTTACAACCACCTCTCTTCAAATTTTACTGATACAGTAGGTTTCTTTTTAACCCAACTTGATGTATAAATCTCAAGTTGACTTTTTCCGGGAGGCAGTGTAATCCATGAAGAACCATGAACCCTATCTCCAAACTTATTAATCCCATCAACCATGATTGTGTCTTCCTCGTTGTTAATAACGATTGTAGAACCAATTGGATATCGATTAGGTATATCTTTGGCCGTTGAGACAAAATCTTTCCTGTACATAAATTCATCAATATACATATGCGATATAAGAGGCCAATCTCTTAGCGCTCCAAGCGTAATGTGGATTTTAGCTGATTTTTTACCTTTTAATTCAGGAACAAGATAGTCATAATGAGAACCGTCAAAAAAAACTTGAACTCTGTCATCGTTTCTTTTCAACTCTGTCCAGCCCTTTTCTGCGCTAAATGGATCAAGTTTGCCTACTTGAGCCCCTGTCCCAGTAAAATACCACCATTTTATAAACTTGTATCCGCCCTTTCCATCAGTAGTGAAAAAGCTATACTCACAATCCAGTGTCTGATATCGCTTATATGTTTCTACTCCATACAAGAAATTACCGTCAGTGTCAGATACAGTAACCTTGATGAAACCATATTGGTTAGCGACAGCTGCCATAAAAACTTGTCTCCAAAGCAGATAGTCATTCAATGATCCAACTTCTCCAGAACTATCAGCAGGAATAGTCCAGGTAAGACTCTGAGCATTGTTTCGGTCTTTTTCAAAAGCTCCACGATCTGATAGTTCGATATGATGACGTCCCCACATACTTGTTGTACTCAAAGTGCCAACAAGGCGCTCCTTATTATCATTTGTTACAGCTGCTCCTTTAGTTCCATTTTGAAACCCTTTTAGAATATTAGCCTCTCTATAATCTAGTAGAACTTCAGATACCTTTACGATTTCTGCATCGATTTCCTCGCGATTGCCCATTTCAAAGGCTGAGTTAGAATTGACAATTCCAACATAGCCATTATCAGAGTTATTTTTGATAGTGATGATTGGGTAAGTATCCACATTCCCTTCGTTATTGATGTTAAAGACAAACTTACCTGTTTCAGATGTCGGATTAGACACTTCTTTGTATGACGATGAGTGAGCTACACCGTCTGGCACGATAAATTTAATTGATCCAGTCGATCTGCGACCACTCGTTTCCTGCATCGAAATACTTTCAATAGGCATGGCCAAATAGTATTTATCAGGCTCGTCTGAGAAGACAAGCTTTTTAGCACTGCTGACATTAAAAATACCCGCAAGCTTATGCTTGAGGGTATTTCTATCTTTAGACCAAATAGAGAATTTTACTTCAATGAATTTTGCTTCTATAACCTGTTGTTGAATGTTCACTCCAACACTTGCAGTATAAGAAGTTGTGATAGAGCGATTGTTCCCGATATCTCGTTGGATATCATGAATTTCGATAAGTTCACTCAAATCGGTTTTATTAAAATTCATATTAACTGCACTCATTCAAGTACTCCTCTCATCATCATTTGTAGTTTTTCATATTCTTTTTGCTTTTTAGTAATAATATCCGTAACTACAGAACTATCCATATAAGTATCTGTGTCCTTGTTAAGGATAGCAGTAAGTAATTTTTCTAAACTTGCTCTCAGAATCCTCATCTCAGATACAACTTGCTCTGTATCTTGACCACTTTGAACACTAGTAGTTTGAATCGTGATATTGCGCTGTGCTTGTTCCATTTCTCGAAGGAATTTCGCATCACTCGGAATCCCGATACCTGAAGCATACTTAGGAACACCCATTTCATGCATCAGACGTCTGGTCTTATCTGCTCGCAACACCTTGGATCCTCTAGGGAGTGGAAGAAGGACATTTCTTCCTTCAGGAATGAAACTTCTGCCGTCTGGAAGAGTAACAAGCTCTTTATAATTACTATTTCTTTGGTCGTTGACGATAGCAAGACCGCCAGGGTGATAATTGGTTCCGTGGGCATGCTTACTCGCAAAGATATTCGTAAAGAAATTACCAGTTACGCTATCAATCCAACTCCTAATGCCTGAAAGAACTCCAGACGCATTATCTCGTGCATTGATTGTAACCGTTTTGTCCTGAATACTATTAACACCACTTTTGACCTCGCTAACAGTACCAGAAGTGCTATTCTTAGCAAGAATATCCACTGGATTATATTGCTTAATAGCATTGATAGCACTGCTTGTCTCATTTCGTACACCAGCAGTCTGATCAGTCGCAAACAAATTGATAGGAGCTTCTTGTTTCGGAGAGTTTACACTTGCTTGAGCACTTCCAACAGCAGCACTCGTATTATCTACCGCATTTAAAGATTTAGTCTCGACAGAGGCAAAATTCCAAGCTGTAATCTTGTCAATAGATAACCGACCATTGTTCAGAGCATTCGTAGGGTCTACCTTCAAATCTTTTGTAAACGGTGTGGTCGCATTCCAGGTTGTCAGAGTATCAGTAGAACGAGCAACTGCCGTTCTTAAACTTTCATCATTAGCAAGCAACTCCTTCTGTTTTGGTTTCAGAGCTTCATAGTTAGACAGAGCTTTTGAGGCTTCATCTGCCTTACTCATGATATCTGTATTCTTCAAAAGAAGTTCCTTGACTTCTGTTGGCATACTGTTCCATGTCTTAAGATGAGTTTCACTATCAAATATAGCTTGTAGACCAGCTTGGTTCTTGACAATCACTTGTTTCTCTTCCAGAGTCATGTCTTTCCATTTACCGGATTCGACAAGAGCCTCAGCAATAGTAGCACGAGCATTTGAGTTGATTTCCGCAGTCTTAGCAATAAACTGCAATTGTTCCCAACCTTCCGCAGATTTAGCAGCTTCTCCGATGACTTCTTTTACATTAGATTTGACTTCAAATTTGCCGTTCTTATCAATGTTGCCGACAAGCAATGACCAGGCATCGTTAGCCTCTTTCACTTCCTTGCTCATCTCACTAGTATATTTAGCAAGAATGCTGTGTGAATTACCTACCTTTTGAGAAGCTTCAGCAGCTTTCTTCCCTATTTCTTCATAGGACAGACCATATTCTTCCAGAACCTTCTTGGCTTCTTCCCAATAGTTCCAACTTTGACCAGTTCGAGCTTTTACCTTAGCATCAAGGTTTTGCATGACATGGTAATACTTACTTCCCAAAGCTTCCATAGTTTGAGTATGGTTCGCTTCTAGGGTCTGCATTTTCTTGTTGTAAGTTTCCTGATCAATAGCCTTACTATCTAGCAACTCTTTCAACTCACTCTTTGAGTTCTCGTAGAGTTTCTTTTCCTCATCAAACGCTTGTTTCAAAACATCTTTAGTATGCTTCAATTGCGTTTCATTCAGACTTCTGACGTCGCCATTCAAAGCTTGTAAAGCTGCCTTCTGTTGTTCAGCTGACAAATCCATCATGGAAAGTTTCGCCTTAATCATCTCATTCTGATTGTTCAGGATGATTTCTTTCTCCTCTTGAGAGAACTTGCTTGCATCTCCATTATGTCGTTGATAAATCTCGTTGATTTGATTCATCATAGCCTCAGTATTGGATACAATCCGGCCATTTCTTTCCTTAGCTTTTGCGATATCTTCTTCACTCAGGCCCCACTTAGCGCCCAACTCTTCTATCCGTTTGTTGCTTTTATCCGCAGCAGCAGCAATCTCTTCATAGAGTTTTTTAAAGGCCCCAGATACCTTATCAGCATCTCCAGCATGAGTTCCAAAATTTGCTACGGCCGTACTAGTTTCATCTACTACCTTCTGAAAATTTCGCAATTCTCCACGCTGAACATCATCTAGAGTGGAACCAAATTCCTCCGCTTTGATACGAGCTTCGTCTTTTTTATTGCCTAAATAAACTAAACCGCCAGCCAATAAAGCAGTTCCACCAACTAAAAGCCCAACAGGACTCGTAACCCCAGCTAAAGCTGTTTTGAGCAGTCCAGCTTTTCCAGTAATCCCAGTCAAAGCTGTCTTGAGTCGTCCTATTTTTCCAGACATCCCAGCAACCTGAGTTCCTGTTTCAGCCGCTTCCTTACCCGCTTTTCCAAGACTCAATCCTTTGGAAAACAGATTTGCAACCTTACTACCACTTTTAAAAAGATATCCTAATCCCGTTGATGTATTCCCTATCATATTGAGCAACGGATATCCTAGAGCTAAAAATCCACCAACACCAAGTACCAACCTTTTTGTGCTTTCGGGTGCCTTATCTAACCACTCAATAAACTTATTTGCCTTATCAATCATAGGTGTAAGTAGTGGTAAGAGTTTCTGACCAATATTGATTTGAAGTACTTCCAAGCTTGACTTAAATCGCTCTACTCCATTTTTAGATGATTTTGATAGCTCGTTCGACAATTTCTTGGTATAGCCACGAGCATTTTCAGTTTCCTTTGTAAGATTACGTAGCGCATCTCCTCCTTGGTTGATAAGGGCGTTCATACCAGTTTGAGCTTCAACACCAAAGGCACGAGCAATAGCAGACGATCTCTCAGCCTCTGTCCACCCTTTTGTTGATTCTTTAATGCGATCAATAATGTCCGGTAACTTCAACGAACCCGACTGGAATTCTTCAACACTAAATCCTAATTCACGCATTGCTTTTGCATTAGACTTAGAAGGTTTCAATAGTTTCGACAAAGCACCACGTAATGCCGTACCTGCTTTCTCGCCAGCGATACCATTGTCAGAAAGCAGACCGATAGCAGCTGATGTCTCCTCCACAGACATACCTAGTGAATGAGCTACAGGCCCGATATATTCCATCGCAAGTCCTATATCTGAGAAGCCGGCTGATGTTTTATTAGCTACATACGTAAGGCTATCAGTTACCCTGCCAGTATCCTTTGCATCAAGTCCAAACTGTCTCAAGATATTTGTGGATGCATTCATAACTACATTAAAGTCATCACCTGATGCTTTAGCTGCATCTAAAATACTTGGCATAGCAGCAATAGTTTGATTAGAATCAAAACCTTTCTTGATGATTTCTTGCATCCCTTCGTTAATAGATGCTGTAGAAATCCCATATTGTTTCGCCCAACCTTTAGAGCTTTCACCTAGCTTTTCTGTAGTACTATTCAGTTCATCCGCAGTTGGAATAGTATCTGCTAGAAGCGACTTTGTCGTATTCATCTGACTTTCGAAATCTATAGCTTTCTTAGTCGACAAAGCAAAACCAGCAGTTAGGGCTGTCGATACAGGTTTCATAGCATCGCCCATTGCACGAAATTTTTCGCCACCACGTTTTGCAATGTCTCCTAACTTGTCCATCTTTCCAGCCCAACTATTTTCGCGACCAACATCTTTTAATGCTTTTTCAACTCCGCGTAGCTGATTTTCCATTGCAGCTAACTTAGCATTTTCGCGCTGAATATCAGCAGCAGCCTTGTCAAACTTAGCTGTCCCAGGATCAAGTTTGTCAAAGCTTTTCTTCAGCTCATCCAAGACTTTACGCTGTGAATCAATAGCTTGTCCTAAAGTCTTATATTTTGCTTGAAGTAACCCAGCATTTTTTTCATTCCCTTTTAAAGTACTATCCAAAGAACGGACATTGTTTTGAAAGTACTTTACAGAGTTTTTTGCACCATTTAAAGTAGGACTGAACTTCGACACGTCCAGCCCTAGTTCGATATACATTGCTCCTAACGGCGTACCACTTGCCATTTTGTTCACCTTCCTATCTTTCATATATAAAGAAAAAAGCCCTTACGGACTTTTCATCAATCTTTATAAAAATCATCCATTGCCAGTCTCATAAAAAAACAGATAAACAAACCAAGAATTAGATAGGCGTAGAGTGGCAGGGAAGTAAAGATAAAAGGTGATAGTAAAATCATACCTAAGGTATCTCCAAAATTCGTACAAATACAATACAATCCAAAAGCAAGATAAAGGATAAAGATGATAAACCAAAACCAAAATCGCTTGCGTGCTTTTTCTTCTCGAGACATTTCTTCCACCTCCCTTATATAGCTCTATTATATGCCTACCTTTCCTATTTGTAAAGCAATGACTTAGAGACTTTCTAAAAAATCTGCCAAGTCAACCACTTCTTCTTGTTCACTCGTTTTCATACTTCCAAGAACACCCATCAAGTCCTCCCAACTCGTATCCATCACATCACGAATACTCATACCATAAGGCCCTTCTGTGACCTGCTTGATAAAACCATAAAAACGTTGAATAGCTTGCCCAGGTGCTAGCTCTTTACCTTTGGGTCAACATCACCCACCAGATGAGAGTAGATGTCTGCAAATACCGCAAAAATATTCGCCATATCCGTGTATTTCAAAAGTTCTTCCACTTCCAAATCTTCAAATAATGAGGCGATGAACTCCAATTGTTTGTCTAATTTCTCTACCTCTGACACATCAGATGATAGTGCTTCATTGAGAATCAAGTAGTCACGATAATCCTTAGTAGTAATTTCTTTACTAGTCTTTTGAACATCTTGACCCTTTTCGTTTTTAATTAAAAATTTAACCTTAGCCATATTCTTTTCCTTTCTTAAAAAAGATAAAAAGAGAGTTTGCACCCTCTTCTTACCCTGCAGCAACCATTTTAAGTTGACCTTTGAATTTTTTGAGCTTGGTTTCATCCTTACCAATGTATTTCACATAGTAGAGACCTTCTGTTCCAGCGTCATCGCTTGCGATAGCAGAAAAGCTCAAGCTGTCATCTGGAAGTTCTTCTTGCTTATCTTTAAGTGTTTCAAGCTCTTCAGCATCCATTGAAAACTGACCTTTGAAGAACCCGACCTGTGCCTGAGTTCCATTTGCAGTCTTAGATTCAAGCATGACTGAGCAGAATGGCGCAGTAGTATCAGCACCGATACCAATGATCTCATCTTTTACTTGGTGTCCAAGGATTTTAGCCAATACTGTTGGAAGAACATCAACCGCTGTCATTTCCATCTTCACATCGCCTACACCACGGTTTGATACGTGATAAGCAACGTCGCTACCGTATGTTTTTACAGGATCGCTTGCAAGACCAGAAATTTTAGCAGTACGAGTCGCACCTTCCCCCGTCTTACCTTCAATTACGAAAAGGTTTTGTCCGAGTGTTGGAGTAGCATTTCCATCCAACACACGAATTGTCATACGTTTAAAACCAACTAATGCCATTTATAGCACCTCTTTCTTTCGTTTAGTATTCTTCATATAGAGCGCTCCGACCTTTATAAGTCCGAGCATCCACATAGCGTTTGATATCAGGGATCCATTGTTCCAGACCACCTTCGGTCTGATAAAAACCCTGATTTTCCATTATTTTTTCAATTCTTCCTTGGAGTTCTTTACACTCCAATCGATTAGTAGACTCTACATTGATTTGATAGATAAAAGTCTTAGCTAGACTGGTGTTGCTACCATGAGCCGTCTGCATTGGAGGTCCGACAGGAATAATGACAATACTCGTCTCGTCATCTCCCAAAGTCTCAGGACGTTCAAATGACTTGATACTAATACCAGATAAAGATTCATCCTCTTTCAAAGCGTTGTAGAGTTCAGTTAATTTGTCCTTAATCATTACAAAAACTCCTGTTTTAACTTCATGCCTACTTTGGATTTGAAGACCGGTTTGCTACCCTCAAAAAAACGACGCATAATACCGAAACCACGAGGATGTCCATTCTTTGCGTATCCAAATTCATTCAAGTGAATAAGAGTCCAACGAGGACTTTTAAAACCTAATTTAACCATTGGAACTCCTTCGGATGTACCTGTCACATTCCCATAGACGACGGCACCGACCGTCTTACCAGTATCAGCGTAAACTGCCATAGCCCGTTTGAAAGTAGGCTCAAACTCCTCAACTGTTTCCTTCAAAGTCTTATTGACTTTTCTACGAACCACTGGCTCTCCTAAACGAGCCTCGATATTCCTCAAAACATCATCAAAGCCTTTTAGATTAGCTCCACTAGACAACACGACTACCTCCGATAATAACTTTCAAAAAGTCCCGATTATCATAATCAGGACGTACATCGATGATTTGCCATTTTTTACCTTTTAGGCGCAAATCCTCAACTTCGACAAAGTGGCGATTGTCAGGTTGGTAATCTGCCAAAGGATCACGAATTTTCAAAGTCATCTTAGCTTTCATCGCTTTTCCTGTCGCAATCTCAATATCTTTGAAACTAGGGGAGTAAACTTGCCCCATCGTATAAAAAGCCTTCTTGTAACTCACATCACGGCCATCAACCCCCTCTTTAACTTTAGAAGTATAGAAAGTTAAGGGGGTTCTTAGGTCTCCATTTTGAGCCTCTGGCTTTTTGTAGCGATAGCTAGGCCGATTAGTCTGATAAGACATCAGGCATTGTTACTTCTGTTTGTTTTTCTGACCATTCAACAAAGTCAGGCAACGCTTTATTGATTTCATCAAAACGTTCTTTTGTCGCTTCAAATTCTGAACCAACTGAGCGATATTGACCTTCTTTAAGGTCGTAAAATTCTTTCAAAACCTTAATCATCTATTTCCTCCGATTTATAATTTTCAAGAGATAACGCCATCAAATCTCCTTGAAAGTTTTGATAAAAAAATTCAACTTGATCATTGTAGGCGTATCGTGCACGCTCTAAAATAAGTTCTCTCACTCGTGGATTGTGGTTTGTAGTACCCACGGTTTGAAAAATAGCTTGTTCAGAGCTTTCTAACATTCTGGAAAGGTTAGCATCCTCTCCGTCGTGAAAAATCCTCATTCTCTCCTTAAACGCAGCAAGGAGAAAATGAAGTTCTACTTCGGCAGTCATGGCTCAACTCCTAAATTAAGCTTCAGGGAATTTTAAAGTCCAAACAGCAGCAGTCTTTTCATCGTGAGCTTTACCATAAGCAAATTGCTTAGCAGTGTAGAGATTCAAATCTTCCAAAGCATATGTTTCGGTAAATCGTCCAAATTCAATACCACCGCCTACGAAAGCATCGTAACGACCTTTGACAAATGTAGTGACTTTACCTGTAGTTTGTGCTACAGATTCAACTAAGATCAGGTTGTAAGGCATTGCAGTGACATAGACACCTTGAGCGTTCAATGAAGTATATTGTTTCTTCACATCCCAAGCATCGGCTGGGTTAACAACCATCACGAGATTTCCTTCCACTGCAACTGGAGTTGTTCCGTCCGCTTTAACAGAGTGATGTTTGTAAACTTTTGTCAATTCTTTGACTACAGTAGCTGAATCGGCAAAAGTCAACTTAGTTGTTTGAGCTTCCTTTTCAGCATGAGTTGTATGGTCGCCTGAAACAGTTCCTGTAAGAGTACGAGAAAGACCGATAGGTTTATTGTCGCCGTCACCGTTCAAGTAGGCAGCTTCCAATGCAGCTGAAAATGCCTCGGTAATCTGAGTAGAAACGAATTTTTGCAACCAAGCAGGTCCGAACTTTTCAGAATCTTTGGGAATTACAACAAAAGCAGTCAATTTATTTTGAATTGATTCTTCATCGCTGAATTCTTGTTTAAGTTGTCCTTCGATTCCGGCATTGATCTTACCCCAAACCGCTTGACCAGTTTGAGTTGATTTAAGGAATTTCAAACGGATTCCAGCATTTTTAAGACCGATATGTTGAAGAAGTGGACGTGCCATAACCATATCTTCAAAGATGCGGTCGATTGTTTCTTGAGGGAATAGTTTTTCAACCCCTTTAGGAGCAGTTTTTTCAATGTTATTGAAAAACTCACGAGCTTCTGCAGTCAGCTTAGCATCGTATGGATTCAAGACAGAAACTTCTTCACGAGCAGCCTCACGAGCTTGAGCCATCATTTCATTGCTCATAGACTCAAGCATTTCGTTGTATAGCTTCGCTTGTTCTTCTTGAGGTGCACCATTTGCAACGGCATCCATAAATGCCTGACGTTGTTTTTCAAATTGATTAGATAATGTCATTGTCATTCTATTTTCCTTTCTTAAAACATAAAAAGACCGAACCCTTTAGGTACAGCCTTGTTTATGCTATTTTCTGGACTTTCTGGAAGATTGAATTTCTTCTGTAGAAATTCGCTATTTTCGAAAGCCTGTGTGTCTATTTGTAAATCTGGTAGTTTAGCTTCTAGCTTTTCAGCTACCAGTTCAGCAAGTTTATCAATATCTGGTGTCATTGCTGACCTCATTTTCTCGATAAAATCACTTGGGATCATAGGAGTTTCACTCGCAACCAAAGTCGGAGCGACATCGTTTGTAAACATAATCTTGTCTACAAATCCATGATTCAAAGCTGATTCAGCATCAAACCAAGTAGTCTTGTTCATCAATCCAAGCAAATCATCAAGAGCCTTACCAGTCTTATGGACATAAGCGCTAGCAATAGACTTGTTAAACCCTTCTAGTACCCCAACCTCATGAAGTAGGGTGTTATGGTCTCCATTTACTTGCGTTGAAACATTGTGGATCATGATTTGGGCAGTCGGACTGATTTCAACCGTATCTCCTGCCATTGCAATCACGCTTGCTGCGCTTGCAGCAATACCGACAATCTTCACGGTCACATCACCAGGATACGAGCGTAGAGCAGTATAGATTTCACTACCAGCATAAACATCACCTCCACCAGAATTGATATGAACCTCAATCGGTTCACCACTATCAGGAAGGACGATATCTTTCGGAGCGGTTGCGTCCCACTCAAGCCAATCGTAAAGCCATCTGTCATTATTTGATACAATCGTACCCTTAATCGGAATTACTTTCATCTTCTTTCTTACCTCCTTTCTCTATTTGCTCACCAATTTGATAGTTTTTGGTGATGAGAGGTTTATCCCCCCATGGAACGGCTTCTAAACCAAGCTCAGCACGAACTTCATTAATCAACATTGAGCCAGACGAAATAAGTTTATCAATGCTCTCAGCAAGTGCAAATTTATCTCTTTGACCTTCTCCTACGATGACAAAGCGGCTTAAATCGTCATATCTTCTTCTTGTTAGCAATGAAAAATTTAAACCATCACTCATCTTCTTAACAAGAGACTGAAAACAATAACTATTGAACATTTTTTGACTATTCTCTAGATTAGCCATGTCACCATGTAGCAAAGCTGTTGGAATGCCCAATATATCAGCAACTTCATCATCAAACTGTCTTCTGAGTTTTTTTAATTCTTCAACAGATATATTTGAAGTTCCTGTAGTGTTGGTTAACTCGCTATATTCCATTCCGTCCTGAGATGGAACAATTGCAATCGTTTTGGTGCTAAATGACTTAAAAAGTCCATCGGCATAGGCTTGAAGTTTTTCGCGCATCTTATCATTGAAACTCCCGTTTGTTCTCGTGCTAAGAGTTCCCCTGATTTGATTCGTTCTCGCCAAAGCTTCGACTAAACGAGTATGAAGTTTCTCATAGTCTGAAAATAAATCAGATACATACTCTTGCAATCGGTTATTGTTATATTGCAAGAAAATCACTTCACTCATCCTAAACCTTTTTTCAAAAGTATAGCCCCTACAAGATACATACTCAAATACATCGTCATAAACAGCATATTTAGTTCGCGTAAAAGCATCTGCAACAAGCAACTGATCATCATCTGTGAGAAAAATTAGAACTTCGTTCTTAGTAATCAAACGATAAACAACTTTTTGCCAAAATTCAGAAGCTGACTCGTTTTTATTTGGCCTAACATTTAACAAGTAATCCCAGTCAGATTTTTTTGTTTTCCCCTTTTCAAGATACTTAAACTCTGACCTAGAAAAAATCCGAGCAATAAACTCTGCCGACTTATCGACAGCCAGACTTTTTAACTGTAGATTCCCAAATATTCGCTCCAGCTCTTCAAATTCAAAACTAGCAGTTGGTGTTTCACGTTTAAATAAATTCAGCAATCCCAAGGTTCGTCCTCCTTTCTTTTAATTTCTGCCGACCACCCACCCAAAATTAAAAGCACCCTTTCGAGTGCTGATATTAGGCTACTTCTGCTAATAGTTTTTCCATGAAATAGACTTGACCTTTTCCAGTAATTTTTGTAGTTTTACTGATACGAATTGTTCCATTAGGTTCATGGTGTGTTCGTTCTTTAATTTCAAACAATCCCCTATCCATACTACGCTGAGTTGGCATATTCCAAGAGTCTCCTTTGCGGTTAATTAGAAATCCATTTTCACGTAACCAAATAAACAAACGATTCTGACCAATTTCCAAACCATTCTGACGGAGCAACTTAGCAAAGTCACCAATCAAAATAGATGTCTGACTAGCTGACACCGCATTAGCAAAGAGAACTTTTGGCTTGTCAGCTTCCACCTGAGCTTCCAGTTTATGGATTTTATTATCCGCAATCTTCAAAGCACGAGCCATAATCTTTTCAGGACTATTAAAGTCTTTCTCGACTTGTATGAAATACTGACGGACTTCTTTTCCTTTGTCGGTCCGCTGGATCATGGCAATTTCCTTAGCCATGTCTAGTTTAATAATGTGGTCTACTTTGTTGTGTCCACCTCGACCTGTTTGGTTTCCAAAATTGGAAAGCAAAACATAATCTTCATTTTCTGTAAAACCGTATTCGGTCATTCTATCAAACCATGTTGTATAGTTTGAATTAACTCCCAATGCTTCGTGTAATTGACGACCAGACACAACTGGTTCTTGATTATCGTTTAAGTTTACAGTAATAAGTTGATTCATTTTATTTCTCCTTTTAATTCATTATTAATTTTTTGAGTATGTTCTTCAATTAAGTAATCCATACGATGCATGATTATATTCAGCAAGGAAAAGTGTTGTCCATGCCCTGCAATCAAATTATGGTAAGACCAGTAATCCTCAAAATTAGGTTTCTTGGCTAACCATTCATGTAAAATATCCAGACTTTCTCTAATCTCTGCAGTGTAGGATACTAGTTCTTCGTAGCTGTCTAAAAGTTCATTTTTTGCCATAATAAAAACTCCTTTGAGTATGACAAAGAAGCTCTTTTCTGATATAATGATTTCAGAAAGAGTTTCTTTCGTGCGATAGCTTAGAACCATCTGATTGGCGTTAGTGGGTTCTAGGCTATTTTTTGATTTCGTTGTAGACCTTTTCTAGTCCCAGCATTAAAATTTCCGTCTTCGTCTTTCCTGTTTGTTCAGCACAATACTCTAACATTGCTACTTCTTCATCAGTCATACGAAGTCTTGTATTATTTCTGCGAGGATTTTCACTTTTCGGTCTTCCGACTTTTGCTACCATGTCATCACCTCTTTTCTTGGTAACACAATTATTATATAACCGTGTTACCAAAAAGTCAAGAGGTTTTTTGAAAAAAAGCACCGATTGGTGCTTATATTAATTATTTCCAAAGATATTTTCCTATCTTCATAGAGTAAGTTGATGAATTATTTTTTGGTAAATTGTAATTCAAAAAGAACACAGCATTAGATTTTGGAGACACTATTTTAACTTCACCTTCACTTGTCAACCCTAAAAACTCTTGTAATCCAGCATAATTCAACACTTCATCTCCAGCTTTTGCCACAAATTCTTTAGGATTAAAACTAGATTTTCTATCTGTGTTGTTTTCTATAATAATTGCAACAGTAACTTGACCATCGGCTACATCCATATTTCGGACTTCAATAGTTCCTTCATCAAATGTTATTTTTTCGCCGAATTTTTTAGTCAGAATGACATCGCCACTAGAATCTGCTCCTTGGCTATTCTGGTCGTTAGAAATATTGTATATTTCTTTATCTTTAGCACTATAGTATACATTATGCTTAGCAAGCGCATTATTAATGTTAACATTCTCTGAATCGATTACGTGCACTAAAATCATTAAAAACAAGATGATAATACCAAATACAATTGTTGTCCAGAACAACGGTCTCTTCCAAACTGACTTTTTCAACTCGTAGATATTACCGTTTTCATCAACATAGACAGACGTAATTTTTTCTTTAGACATAATGACTCCTCCTAAAATATGATTTCATTGTATCAAATTTCAAAAGAAAAATCACTAAAATCATCTGACCAGGAGTCATACCTGATTTTAAATTATCAATTTCCTTATTTGCTTTAGCTCTTTCATTTTCCAATTCAAGTAATTGTTCCTGTCTGTTCATATGTCCATCTCCTAATCCTATTAGCAAAATAATATTGCACTTAATATGAGAATTAGTATATCAAAAAACAGAGCTACATTCAATTACAATAATGTCATTGCCTAAAACTCCCAATCCTCAAGCATGTCAAGGAATTCCCCAACATTCGACTCTTGCACAAGCTCACGCTTGTAGAGAGCAGCAATCAGCGCATGAAATCCATCTGTCTTTCTTCTGACGGGCTCTTTCTTCAAGAAACGCTTATTGCCATCCTTGTCCTCTTTGACGTAGGTATTATCCGTATACCAAATCATTGAGTTGTCACCCTCAAAGATAAAACGTTCATTGGCAAATCCGTCTTCGATAATTGGCGCAACCTTAGACTGGATAGCCCCTGGATTCCGCAAGAACTCATATTCAAAACCAGCCTCTTCCAAAAGAGGTTTCAATAAGTCCATTCTGAAACCATCGGCACATACAAGTTCAATTTGGTAAAGTTTGCTCCATTCGACAAGCTTAGCAATCAAAAGCCGTGGATCAATACTAGGACCGTCCACAATCGTAAACAGACCTCTTTCTGCCCATTCCTGGATAGGAGCTTTTAGTTTGAAAGCTTTCAAAAATGCTTTACGAGCAAATGAATGTTGCTTCCAGATAAATTCATCCCCATTCTTAAATAGCAAACCAACGCTTGCAAAGTCTCGAATGCTAGCATAGTCAAAACCTGCAACGCATGAGCGACCTTTCAAGTCGATACCAGGAGACCGTAGACAAGCTAGTAGCTTTTCTCGAGAGGTAACATCTTTCTCAATGTCTGCTTCAGGAAGATTCATCCGTTTTGTCATGAACTCCTGACGGCCAGACGGCTCCAACTCAAGGTCATCATAATCAGCCTTAGTTCTTGCAAGCAACCTCTTAGCGTAAGGAGTGCTTTCATCCAACATCGGATTAGCTTTAGGCCAGTTCTTCATATCATCTACCTCATCCGCACTATCAAGCTTGCAGATAAAGGGGAATAGCCTGAAATCATCAACCTCTCCATTCAAGATTTGCATAGACTTCTCTATCAACTTGTCGTAAAATCCCTCACGCACATACCCATTCGTACCGTTGTAGAAGGTCCGAGCATGAGCAATCTTACCAAGACCGGACCGTTGAACCTTCACGGCCTTATCATCTTCAAACTGGTGAATCTCATCAAACTCTAGACAGCCATCACGAGCAGAGTCCATAGTCTTCGGATTATTCGTCCGAAAAGAAAAGACCGAGTTGTTCGCTCGACCTGTGATAGACATTTTAGTTAGATAGAAATGGTCCTCGAGACCTCGCCTTTGAATAGTCTCATAGACTTCCTCAAACGAAACCTTCCCCTGTTTCTCAGAGTTAGCAGTGATAGTCACATCATAATCTCTGATAGGGTAGATAGGACTGATAAAAAATGAGGACCTGGCTGACATAAAACCATTTTTACCACCTCCACGAGAAAGAGTGTATAGATACTCGTCAAAGTGTGGCTCCCCATCCTCCTTCCGAAAAAGAAAGATAAACGGAGTCAAGAAAAGCTGGTACTTTGCCAAAGGGAAAAAGTTCTTTTCCGCAAAACGAATGAACTTGTCAATCAAGTCATTATCAAAATACAAATCATCACGAGGATAGATTTTCTCCTTGATGATTTTAAACAGCAGCTTTCTTTCTTTGTTGACGATGATTTCTCCACTCTCAGCCATTTTGATGTAGTCATCAACCAGCGGATGAGAAATCATAGCAAGTCACTTCCAGACGTAGATTTCTCAACAGGCGAGTTTTCCACCTCAAAATCAAACGACCTCTCAATTGCTAAAAGCTGATTACTTGTTGTGTTGATTTCCTTGATGAGAGAATTCGCTTTTTGGAATCTTTGTTGCCCGTTGTGAACTGTGATGACCAATCCATCTTCATGAAGTTTGGCTTTTAGCTCATAGAGCAGTCTGACGAGATAAAGATAACGATTCACTTTTTCGTACTGGATCGCATCCTTTTTTCTAGGACTAAAATAGCCGATTTTAGAAAGTAGCTGATTTTCTAATTCTTTTATATTTTTTTCTGAGTATTCTTCCATTACCCCCCACCCCCTTAAAAAAACGTTAAATATTTGGACAGTCGAGTGCAGACCGCTTACCGACATCTTTGAAAATTTCCGATTTTTTTGACCGGGGGGTGTTTAAGGTTCGTTCACCTAACCCCACCATTCATCTTTTCGGAAATTTCTATCATTCTTGTCAAAACGATCATGTCTCTTATTATGACATGCTTTGCACAGTGTTCGTAGATTATCGATATCAAGCGCAAACTCTGGATAGAACTCTAGTTCCTTGATGTGGTCAACCTCTAGATTCTCTCTCATGACTTTGCCTTCATCTTTGCACCAAACACATTCATTATGATCACGTTCAAGTACTAACTTACGAAGCGCTCTCCATTCACTTGAATTGTAAAACTGGTTGCGTTCTTCTCGAGTTGAAACTTCAATCTTCAATGAATCATCCTCGCGATTTCATATAGTCCATCTTTGCCTTTTATCTTCTCAATTCATTCTCTTAGCAAACCTAACATACTTTTGTAAACCTCGCTATTTTTACTCTGTCAATTCCTTGTTTTATATATTCTAATGAATTCGCTACATGAGTTTTAATTCAGATTTATCAAGCGTTTACCTGATGTGTGTGAAATGAAATCATCATAAACTCAAAACAATGAATTGATTGTTAAAATAAAAAATTAAAAGCCTTGGAACTTAGTCATGGCTCTGTCTTGTGAATCTTGATTTTTGCCGATATATCGTAATGAAATGCTCTGGCTTGAGTGGTTCAGTAGGTCCATTATCAGAGCGACATCCTTGGTTTGTTCGTACATGAATAAGCCAAAAGTCTTTCTCATCGAGTGAGTCGCTATATTTTCCAGGCCGACTTCTTCAGCAGCTCTCTTGATAATCTTATAAGCTGTGTTAGATTTTATGTGCTGATGCTTTCCATTTCGACTTGGAAAGAGGAAGTCTTCATCTTTCTTGTCTTTGATGTACTGTCGCATAGCATTCTTGAATTTCTTTGGCATCTTTCGTTTGGTTGGCTTGTCTGTCTTTTCATCTACAATCTGAACATGCCAACCTTTAACGTGCTTTACTTTCAGTTTAACAATATCACCAATACGAAAACCCAGATTAACACCAGACAAAAAGAGCATGAGGTTACGTTGTCTATCTGACTCTTTGACTGCGCTATGCATCGTCAGCCATTCAATCATAAGCTGAACATCATCTCTATTTCTGATTGGTTCAACAACTACCACATATCCTCACCTCCTTTTTAATGCACAAAATAGCAGAGGTTCCCTCTCTGCTATTCTTCATGATACTAATTTACCACATTGTTTTTGTCAATTCTATATGTTTTTTTGACAACTTTACATAAAGAGCAAATTTGAAAGTGTATCGAGAATCACTTCACGTCTTCTGTAAATCTGCTTGCTGTGTCTATACAAGTACCCAGTTTCTCCGTTCTCCATGATGTGCCAAACTTGAATCCAGTCGTATCCAGTATGTTCTCCCCAGCGAAGATAAAAGATTTTTTTGTCATCTGCTTCTAGATTCTCTAGTAATTGGGAAATAGCGTTTTGGAGATTTTCTAGTCTTAAAATCATAGGATCGCTTGCATAAGCAACCGCTAGATTCTCCGACCTGTTGACGAATGTCCCACTGCCACTTGCCCCAGTATCATCAATACCAGGAACAGTAAGATGCTTAACTTCATACAAACGTTCTAGCTCATGCCTTCGTTGGCCAATAAGTTTGTCAATCTTTAAATATTTATCATCGAGTTCAAACTCGAGATAATCTCTTCGTGCCTTTGTTAAGTTCTTTTTGACCAAATCTTACCTCCCATGTATCTTTTGGATTTAACCCATTTGATAATCTTACCATCGTTATTGTTGTTGAAATAGTCTGGCAATCTTGCTGTAGGACTCTCTTTGTAGACTACTTTATCGACTGCCTGGATTCCAGGCATCATTTCATCATCTACCCATCCAACTAACCAAGCAGGATTCACATCATAGGTTTTAGCAATCATTTCAATTTGCTTAATGGATGGATATCTGCCTCGCTCATACAAGTGAATTGTATTTTGAGAAACACCCGTATCCCTAGCCATATCTTTGACAGAGAGACACAGGTCCTCTCTAAGTTCTTTTAATCTTAGCTGCATTTTGCAAATCTCCTTGCGTATTTCAAATTATTTTCCCATCAAAAACTAGTGTTATTGTACCTGTACCATCTTTGTGCTTAGAGGTCAGCGCACGACAATCTGAGCCAAACTCTACTCCTTCAATTGTGATGCTATGCTTCACGCTATCAACGTTGATAATAGAATCATTTGATATTTTTATTCTCATGTTCCATCTCCTCAATAAGCCAGTCAAGGTTCTTTCTGGCTTTTTTTAGGTCCTCAAGACCGTTTTTCTTTTGGAATCGCAGATGATACTTCAAGGCATTTCCAAGATAAAAGCCTTTCAGCTGTTCTGGTGTCATGA